TCACGCCGAGCTGGTTCTCCGTGATGTACCAATCGCCGTTGCACTCGACCACCGGGAGCCGATGTTGGTGGAGTCGGCGCGGTTGAAGTTGTCCGAGGCACTCCAGCATCCGCAGCAGCATCGGCGGCGTCCCATCTCATGCTCCGTAGCCGTAGCAGCCCGGCGATGAGCAGTCGAGCGCCCAGATTTCGGCGATCCTGCCGTGCTCCTCGGACGGTTGCCATTTGGCTAATCCCGTACTGCACTTGGCGGGGTACGGGACGTCGTAGCGATGGTCGATCGCTCGGAAGGTCGTGGTCCGGTCGTACTCCCAGTCGTGCGCCGCCGCGTCCCAGCGGCCGACCCAGACGTTGAATTCGAGCGAGCGGCCGGGGTGGTTTTGGGCCAGTTCGACCCCGAACCCCGGGTGGCACTGGTCGATCGCCACGATGCCCCACTGGACGCCCGAGGTGCCGGCGACCTGCTTGATCTTGCAGCTCCCACCGCCGGTGCACGATTCGAGGATCGCCGGGTCGCCCGGGCAGATCTCGGCGTAGTCGTCCTCCGCGTGGTTCATCCGGATCCGCGCGGCCGAGAGGCCCGCCACGATCGCCGGGCCGATCTTCTCCTCTTTGAGCGGCCGGATGAGGATCGCCAGCTTGCCCCAGTGGTGGCAGCTCGGCATCAGGCCCTTGACCCGGCGCTGGGTTTTGAACTGGTTCAGCCGGGTGGCCGGGTCGACGAGCGAGTCGCCGATGCCCAGGACGTCGTGCTGGTCGCGGTCGCCGCCCGAGTCGTTGCGGACCATCGCGATCGACGGGTTGTAGATGTTGCGGCCCGGGCTGTTGCCCACAAGAAAGTCGCGGACCGTGCGGATCGTCTCCACCGCCGCGTTGTGAAACGGCGCGTTCGGTTGCCACGGCTGGCCGGGCTGCACCTTTTCCAGCTCGGTCGGCACGGCTCAACTCCAAGGGTCGGGCAGGGGCAGCTCGGAGTCCCAGTCGCAATAATCGTAGACGCGCTCCACGTGGACGCGGACCGGCCGATGGGCGGTGATCCCGGCCGCGATCTCCTCTTCCTCGTACTCGATCCAGAGGTGCTGGTGCCCCTCGCAGTCAACGCCCGTCACGTCGCCGAACTCCTGGCCCGTCTTGTTGCGGGCCGTGGCGAACCGAAAGCGGATCCCAACGTCCTGGCCGCTGTTCTTGCTGCCAGTCGATTGGATGCCGACGATCAGCAGCTCGCCTTTCTGCCAGATCCGCCAGGCGTTTTCGTTCACGCTGGCGATGAGCGTTTCGAGCTTGGTAATAAAGGCGTGAGTGGCCACGGTGGCGGCCGGATACCAGTGCTCTTCGTCCCAGGTCATGTACCCGACGTTGACCTGGCAGCCGTCGATCGTGCGGCCGTTTCCGTCGTCTCTCACGCCGATCGCGCCCTTGTGCGGGTCGGGGTCGCCGCTGGTCGGATAGGTCTTGATGTGCTCCAGCCCGTGGGTGATCTTGACCGTCTTCGTGGCGATGTTGAACGACCAGGCGATGTCGCCCTGCTCCCCTCGCTCCAGCGTGCCGTAGCGGACGATCCCCTCCCACACGTCGCCGCCCTGCTCGTCGACCGAGACCGTCTGCTTGATCAGGTTGTTCCAGACCAGCGGGGCCATGGCGTTGACCCCGGCCCGGGCCACGTGGGCCTCGGCCACGTCCAGCACGGCGTACTTGCGCACGCCCTGCTTGTCCTCGAGGTGCTGGCTGGCGTCTTCGATGATCATGATTCGCGTGTCGGTGCTGTTGGTGTGGGCTTCATCGAGCGCGTCAGCCCACGGTGCCGACCCAGACGAGCTTGTTGGTCTGGAGGCTCTGGTTGATCTTCTTGAGCTGCTCTTCCGACCCCTCGGTGGCGTCGGCCGTGCGGTCTTCGGCGGTGCCGCCGCCCTCGACCGCGGCCGAGAGGTACTTGAGCATGGCCGTCGAGCTGGCGGCCAACACGCCCGACTTGCCCGCCGCGGCGGCGCCGCCCATGATGTCGCCGTACTGCTCGCGGATCCCCGGCGCTCCGGGCCCCTCGGCCCGTCGACGGCGGGCCGCGGCCACCGCGTTGTCAAAAGCGGCCTGGGCGTCGGCCGCCTCCCTCTGCCGCCTGGCCATTTGGGCGGCCCGCCGATCGTCGCGCGCCGTTTGCTTTCGGTTGAGGTCCCCGGCCAAGATCTCCTCGCGTTGGGCCCGCTCCTCGTCGATCGCCTTCAGGCGCTTCGCCTTTTCCTGCTCGATAGCGATCTCGGTAGCCTTTTGGGCCATGCCCGCGGCGAAGCCGTGCCACTGCTTGTTGATCCCCAGGCGTTTGGCCATCCAGTCGGGCATCATCTGGGCCATCGCCTTCTGGATTTCCAGCGCCACCTCCCAGAACTTGCCCACCATGAACGTGCTCAGGTTGACCCAGATCTTTTGCAGCCCGGCGACGGCGCTGTTGAACATCATCGCAAGGCCGGTGGTCGCCTCGTTCCACACGTCCAAGAAGGAGTCGCGGAATCCGGCCCACTTGTCCATCAGCCAGTTGACGCCCTTGGTCCACTCCAGCTTGAGCAGTGACCAGAGCACTTGCACGGCCGCTTGCCAGTCGCCGGCTTTGAGCGCGTCCATGATCCCGCCGAATGCCTCGACCGCGTCGTCGCGGAGCTGCCCAAAGACGCCACCGAGCCAACGGCCGGCCGCGCGGAATCTGCCCGTCGTGTGCAACCACCAGCTCCCCAGGGCGATCACCGCGGCGGTAACCATGCCGATCGGGGAGAGGAGCGCGGCCAGCACCGTGCCCAGCACGCCCACCGCCGCGCCGGCCATGGTGATCATCGACGCCAGCATCCCCATCCCGGCGCCGACGGTGATCACGGCCGGGCCCAGCACCATCAGGCCCGCGCCCACGGCCATCAGCCCGGCGCCGATCTTCAAGAGGAGCACAATCAACGGCTGATTGGCCTTGACCCAGTCGATCGCCTTGGAGGAGGCCTCGGCCATGCGGTCGGCCAGGTCGCTGAGCATTGGGGCCACGGCCGCCCCCACGCGCTTCCAGACCATGGACAGGACGGATTGGAGCCGGGTCATCGCGTCGGTGAGTTGGGCGGCGGCTTCGGCGTCCTCTTTCGAGAGGATCAGACCAAGCCGCTCGGCTTCCTCCATCACGGCGACCATCCCCTCCTCGCCGTCGTGGAGCATGGGGAGGAGCTGCGTCCCGGCCCGCCCGAACAGCTCTTGGGCCAGGGCCGCCTTTTGCGTGTGGTTCTCCAGGCCGGACAGGGCCGCGATCGTCTCCTTGAAAAGCGCCTCGGGCTTTTTGAGGTTTCCTTCCGCGTCGACCGCCGAGATCCCCAGCGCGTCGTACGCCTCGACGGCGGTCGAGAGGCCCCGCTGGTAGTCGTTGGCCGTCTTGGCCTGGCGTTTCATCGCCTTCTCGATGCTCTCCAATTCGGTTCCGCCGATCGCCGCCGCGTGGGAGAGCGCCGAGAGCATCTCGACCGAGGCGCCGGTCCGGAGGCTCATCTTGTGGAGCTGGTCGCCGGCGGCGGCGAATGACTTGGCGGCCCAGAGGATCGGCGTCACGATCGCCGAGCCGGCCGCCATGGTCATCATCCCCATCCGCTGGATGCGCCGGCCCCAGCCCGTCAGCAGCCGCTCGCCCGACTTCAGCCCGCGGACGAGCGGGTTCGTTCGAGCGTAGAGCTCGACGTAGGCGGCCCCGGCTCGGATTTCTGAGGCGCTGGGCATGGCAAATCATCAGCCACGAAAAACACGAAAACCACAAAAGGACGACGACGATCCTTTTTCGTGCTTTTCGTGTTCTTCGCGGCTCATTTCTTGACCGGCGTGTGCTCGGGAAAGGCCTTGCGTAGGAACTCCCGGTCCAATTCATCCGGCGGGGGCGGGAGGCTCTTCTTCGGGTCGTACCATGGACAAAATCGCATCGGGTCGATCGGCTTGTCGCCCTCGCCCCGGTTGGCGTTATATATCTGGGCCAGGATTGCCGAGGTCCGGGCCCACGCGGCCCGGTCCTTACTTTCCGCCATCCACGTCAGCTCTCGGAGCGTTCGGGGAGTGGGATCACATCCGGCGATGGCGGCGAGCTGGCAGCAGATTTCCCAGGTCGACGCATCACGTCGCGGACCCTCTCCGGCGCCGCGGCCAGCTCTTCGTCCAGCACGGCCTCGGCCGCGGCGAGCGCCTTGTTGACCGCCTCCTCGTATCCCGGCCCCTGCATCTTCGCCACCCGGCTCGCGGCCAACTTCTCCGCCCACGCCCCGGCCCGCTCGATCACCTCCGCCAGGTCGGGGCGGAGGCAGCGGAAAAAATCCGCCCAGGATTCCTTCAGGGCGACGTACGCGCCGGCCAACGCCTCGCCCTTCAGGCGCCGGGCAAAGTCGATCGGCTTGATTTCGCGCGCCTCACACTGCTCGCGGCACAGCTCCCAGAGCAGGTCGACCAGGAAGCCGACGTCGTTGTGCACCCGCGTCACCAGCGGCGGGTCCCCTTCGTCCGGCTTGCCCAGGTCGATCTTCAGCTCCGATTGGAGGAGCTGCTTGATCGTCCCGGCGGTGATGTCGATCTCCCACTCCTCGGCGGCTGCGTCGGTGAATCTTGCCATTTCAGGGTCCAGGGTGTTGATTCGGGTGGCCAGCGCGCCACGCAAGCCCGCCGCCGATTGATCACGTGTCGGACTGGTAGATCCCGGTTTGCTTGTAGGTGTTGGCCACGGCGGACAGGTTGGCGATCCGCACCTCGTCGACCGCGTTCCCCGTGATCGGGTTCGTCAGCGTCGAGTTGGACCAGTAGAGCATCACGTCCTGCGCGGCCTGGGCCACAAATGCCTTGAGGACGTTGTTGCCGGAGTCCTCGTAGATGGCGATGCCGGCGCCGTCCTTGAACTGGGCCCCAAAGAGCGTGGCCTTGTCGCCGTCCCAGTCGGCGTCGAGATCGACCACCTCGTCGGCCACGATCGACGTGCCCTGGGTCGGGAGGACGTCACCGGTCGCGCCGGAGAATGGGACCGTGTTACCCGAGACGGTGCCCACCGTGGCCAGACGGGCGCAGGAGACCACGCCCGAGGTGGTCCAGCCGATGCAGATCACGTCGCCCGTCTCGATGTCGTGGCCACTTTCGAGCGTCAGCTCGCCGTCCGTGTCGTTGGTCCGCGTCGAGAGCGTCCCCGAGTTGCCCGCGTCCAGGGCCTTGTTCTGCGGTGGCACGCCGCCCGATGCCTCTCTGCTTATGACGCCCTGGATCGTCACGCCCGAGGCGCTGATCACGATGGTGACCGTTCCCGTCTGTTCGCTCATGATGTCAAGCTCCGTTGTTTCGTCCCTGTCCCCTGTAACCTGTCCCCTGATCGTCAGTGATACTGCGGATCACGCTGCTCGTCGGTCGCCTCGGCCTTCCAGGAAATTTCCACGCCTCCTACGTTGTCCTGACTCTCGCCCCACTCGGTCAGATAAAAATCCGCGTCCATGCCTTCCCCGGAGGCGTCTTTGGCGTAGATCCCCACAATCGTGTTGTTGAGAAAGGCGGATTTGAGGATCGTGATCAGGGCGTCGCCCTCGAACTTCCAGGACTTCGCGTCGATGCTGCATTCGGCGGCGGTAGGCTTGGCGCCCTGCCACTTCTTGCCTCGCTTCAGCCACTTGTACATCGCCTTGGAGATGGTCAACTTGACCTCGTCCACGTTGTCCCGGACGGTGGTCGCCTGGCCGGTCCCGGCGTCAATAGCCATGTCCCCGTCGAGGGTCAGTTGCATGTCTCCCGCGGCCATGGTGTTGCTCCTTTCAAGGTGTCATCGCAAAAAGCCCTGCCACTGCCTGGGCAGCTTGGGGGCCGTCTTTTCAAGTGCTGGCTGCATAAACGGGCGTTTGTCGGGCATCGGCTTCCGCCAGTCGGCCCCGTGCTCGTGCTCGGCACCTGCGATCCCGATGAGCCGATGACTCGGCCCGATGATCACGCTGTCGCGCCGCTTGTCGACGAAATAGAGGATCGACTTCGGCAGCCGTTTGGTGTGCGTGTACGGCGGACTCCCTTTCGGGCTGTGTTTCGTCCTGTCCTTGCGCGGCCGGATCGATCGATACGCGACTTTCCGGATGTAGCCGCCCGCGTGTCCGAGCGTGCGCGGGTTCTCCCGCCGGATCTTGCGGATGACCTTCTTGACGTCGCTGCGGGTTGTGACGCGGTAGCCGATCACGCATTTTCAGGGGCCAGGGGCCAGGGTTCAGGGGTCAGGACGGCGCGCCGAGGATCTGCCAGTGGTGCCTCAACGCGCAGTTGAAAACGCGGTCGTTGTCCAACAGGTCGGGGCTGATCCCGGCCTTGCTGGTCGGCAGGAATTCCCGGGGGTCGACGCACGCCATCGCGCGGGAGCCGGCCGAGAGGTTCTTGCTCCGGAAATGGGCCCGGATCTCCTCGGCCAGGGCGACCAGGGCGTCCACGGCCGTGTTGTCGTCCGGGTCGACCTGTTTCTGGATCACGATGTCCGTGGTGTACTTCTCCGTGTCCCTGCCTCGGGTGAGCGTCTCGACCGAGGACGGGCCAGGGAGCACCGTCACCCGGAGCGTTGTCAGCTCGTCGAGCTTGTGGCGGCATCGCCAGGCGCGCATGGCCGTGAACTCGAGCGACCAGCTCTCGCCGTCAAGCTCGGTGACGACCGCGTCGGCGACTTGTCCGTGGAGGCAGCTCATTCAGGGTCGAGGGTTGAGGGCTCGCGGCACTCGCCGGCGGAAACGCGCCCGCGGCAGTAGCCGATCTGCTCGGTGATCAGGTCGTGGTTGACGCCGATCAGCCCGCGCTGGGCCTGTTGCTCCGCGTGGAGGTGCGGTAGGTCGTTGGTCAGCATCGTCCGCACCCTGGCCGCCAGCAGCAGCCAGTCGGCCACCAGCCGCACAAGCCAGGTCAGGAAGGTCAATACAGCGTTCACGGATTTCCTTTCACCACGAAGACCACGAAGGGCACGAAGAAAGAAATCAAACTAGCTCGTTCTTCGTGCTCTTCGTGTCCTTCGTGGTTGCCTCCTCGTCACTCCGTCTGCACCAGCCGGCTGCGGATCAAGAAGCCTTGATGCGCGGGATCGGCTGGCTCGAAACAACTCTCGCCCCCGACCGTCTGCACCTCGTATGTGTGTTTGCTTGTGCCCACCTGTTCCTCGATGCGGTCGCCCTCGGCCGGCTCGACGCGTTGGCCCTGGATGACCAGCTCCTCGGCCAGCACGCGCCACAGGATCACCTTGGCCACGGTGACCGAGCCGTCGCCGGAGATCAGCTCGACGTCGACGCTCGACTTGATCGGCTGGATCGGGCAGGATTCGGAACCCCGCTTGTACACGGCGTCGACGTAGGCCACGGCGCGGGCGCTCCGCAGGGCACAGCGAACGGCGGCGTGGATTGGGCTGGCCATGGGGAGCTCCCGCGCCGGCTGGCCTCCGTCGACGGTTTTGGGTACGGCCTCAGAACCGGAGCGAGACGACCATGTCGGCGCCCGAGCAGTCGCCGGTTCCGCCCGCCAGCACCGACTTGACCCGAACGTATTGCTCGACGTCGGTGGGCAGCCGGAAGCGGGCGGTGACAGCCGCGGCGCCGGCGCCGCCGGCCCCGGTCTGGAGGATCACCTTGTCGGCGATGATCTTTGCCGACGAGAACCCGGGGTTGTCGTCGGTCTCGATCGAGTAGGTATTCGTATCGGCATCCGGGAGCTGCGTCGTGTTCAAGGCCGGGGCCTCGATGACCAGCTCCAAGGGCTCCGCGAGGAAGGCCCCGCGGGCACTCATCGCGCCGAGGTCGAATCCGGTGGTGGTGACCGTCCCGTCCGCGGTCCCCAGCGCCTTGGTTTCCTCGAACGTCGTGTGCTTGACTTTCGGTTGTGCGCGGTCCATGGCAAAAATCCTCGGTTAGGTGAGCGGTGGCTCCGACACCGGACGGACGCGACGATCAGCGATCAGAGGGCCAGCGTCTCGATGTTGGAGATGCTGTCGGTCGAGTAGATGGGGATCGAGCCTTCCGGGCCGTCGATCACGTCGGGCCACTCGGCCGGTTTCCCGGTGGGCGTCGTCGCCGTCCGGCTGCTCTTCAACTGGCGGCGGCTCCGCGTGGTCATGTAGGCGGCGGTGGGCGGCTTGCCTGCCGGGAACTTGGCCATCGCCTCGTCGATCAGGGCGTCGGTCAGGCCCTTGCCGCTGTCGGTGGTCAGCTTCTTGATCCGGCAGAGCGAGTAGACCGAGCCGACTTGCAGGCCCGGCCGCAAGTAGAGCTCTTGGTGGTATCCCATGTAGGGATTGCCACTGCCGTCGGTCAGGCGGACCTCGATCACGTCGGAGACCTCGGCCTTGCCGCCCTCGCCCAGGACCCACTTGACGTCCTGGAGTCCCCAGCGGACCAACCAGACGCTCGACGCCACGTCGTCGGTGGTGCCCGTAGCGTCGACCACCATGTTGGTGGAATCGTACGTCTGCAAACACCCTGGGTACGAATCACTCAGGCCGAAGGTGGCATTGTCGCCGTAAAAGAACGCCTTGCCGAGCGACTGGAAGGCCCCCATGGTGATGCCGAGGGCCTCTT